GGCTTACCTGGCTCGAAACCCTGCGCTTCCGCATTGTGACTCGCCAGGGCAAATTACTAATTACCTTCACGCCGGTTAAAGGTTACAGCATGACGGTAAAGGATTATGTCGCCGGTGCGAGTATAGTCAAAACAAGACCGTCAGAGCTTTTAGATGAAACTGTAAATGTCCAGGGATGCAAAATCGGCACGATGCCGTATGTGCTTCAGCCTTACCGCAAGAACGCCAGGGCAATGACTTTCTTTTCCGAGGATAATCCCTACGGAGGTTATGATAACATTAAGAAAATGCTGGATGGGAAACCGTCCTCAGAAATCAAAATCCGCGCATACGGTTGGGCTGAGAAACTTGATGGCAACACCTTTGCTAAATTCGATGAAAAAGTGCATGTCATTCCACCTGACAAAGTACCGAAAGAGGGGACGCGGTACTGTTCGTGTGACCCGGCCGGCCTAAAGAATTGGTTTATTAAATGGTATTTGGTCGATGAACTTGGTCGCGTGTTTCTTTACAGAGAATGGCCTGACCGCAAGATATACGGCGAGTGGGCGCTGCCTTCAGAGAAACCGGACGGAGCACCTGGGCCGGCCCAAACAAATGACCAGGGGCGGAGTATCGTCGGTTACAAAAAGCTAATCCTGGAACTAGAAGGATGGAAGTGGAACGAAGAGACGGGCGAATGGGATGGAACAGATGCCGAGGACATTGCCTGCCGGTACATTGACCCCCGTATGGGTGGCGCTGAGGTTCCCTCCGCGGAGGAAGGGACATCCATCATTTCGCTAATGGAGGATATACAGGAGAAGGATAATGCCAGGATCGGACCCTCTATGGTCTGGCTTCGGGCCGATGGTGGCTCGATTGATGAGGGAATCCAGATGATTAACGATTATATGGATTATGACGATTCTGAGACAATTAGTGCGCTGAATGCGCCCAGGTATTATGTAACCTCTGATTGCGAGCAGAGCATTTTTGCTTATCACGAATATACCGGCCGCGACGGACTCAAGGGCGCTATGAAAGACGTTATCGACCCTGACAGGTATTTTCTGAAAAGCGGACCTGTTTACTACGATACAAATGTGCCGCTATTCTCTGAAGGAGGAGGATACTGATGGATGCCCAGGAATGGAAAAGCCTGCCGCTAATGATGCCAAGAGCCGCTCTTTACCAGTGTGGCCTGAGCGAGAAGGAAATTAAGTATTTAATTGAGGAGAAGAAACTAAACCCCTGGTATCCGAAAGATGATTCTAAAAAGGGAAAATACCGAAAAACAGAAGTTGCGAAAATAGTCGGGCTTCCGGTATAAAATGATATGGATTTTTAATGATGAAAGACGAGCTTCAACAGGCGTCCAGTACGCCTAACCTCTCAGTTATCCACGCAGAATTTAAGCGCAGCGTAGATGAACAATACCGCAACCGACAACAAGTTGCGGAACGCACACGCTATGCCTACTGGGATGCCCAGTCGCCGGATGGCAAAAAATGGGATGAGAATATGTCGGAAGGCAAACGCGCCTTTCCGTTCAATGGCAGTTCCGATACGCGCATTCGCTTGGCCGATGAAATCATCCAGGACCGCGTTGACACTCTGAAAGCAGCTTTTGCCCGCGCCCAGTTTGTGGCTGAGGGAATCGGCGCTGAAGATGCAGAGCGAGCCGGCATTACGACTAAGCGCCTGGATTGGGCTAAAAATACAGGCATCAACGATTTGAACCGTGAGCACGAGTTGCTTGAGCAGTATGCAGAGACTTACGGCTGGGCAGCGCTTCAAATCACCTGGGACCGCAAATTAAACAAGCGGACGGAAACGATGACTATGGATGAGCTAATGATGTTATCGGCTCAAATCCAACAAGTAGATCCTGGGAACCCGGCGGGGGACCTGGCCTCCTTAATAAATGATGAAGGCTCTGAGGAGGCTGCGGCCGATTTAGTCCGCGAGCTTTACCCTGGCTTTGTTCAGCGCCAGTCCCCGGAGATATTCCCGCAGGAAATCAATTCGCTCACAAAGGCTGAGGCCGTGAAAATTGTTAAGGCTCTGCGGACCACTGGCCAGGCTAATTTCCCTGTGCCTTATGTAAGCCGAAACAATCCAGCGCTGTTTGCCTTGAAGCCGTTTGAGGAGTTCTTTTTTCCACCGGAAAGCACTGACATCCAACGCGCCCGCGCAGTGTTTCGCGTGGATTGGCTAACAGAGGCTGAGTTGCGTGGAAACATACGCACGAAGGGCTGGAACAAGGAGTGGGTGGAAAATGTCGTGGAAGTTGCCCAGGGCGCTCATAGCCCAAACATCCCGCTCCCGCTCCTACGCGAAGGCAACGGCGAGACGGTTTACAATCTGCACGGCTTAGATAAGCAATTCCTGCATGAGGTTGTTTACGCTTATACGCGGGGAATAAAGGACGGCGTTGAGTGTATTTACTGCACTGTGTTCTGCCCGCACTACGATGTTGGGCCGCACGAGAGCGTTGGGCGTGAGCATTATGCTAAACATGAAATGCTCAACTACGCACACGGCCAATATCCTTTTATTGTGAAGGTGCGGGAAGCCGCAAGCCGGCGCGTCTGTGATTCACGCGGAGTGCCGGAGCTTGTCTCCACTTGGCAGAATGAAATCAAGTCGCAGCGTGACAGCCTGGTGGACCGCACTAGCCTAAGTATATCGCCGCCCCTAAAAGTCCCTCTGCGGAACATGTCGAAGGCGTACAGGCTCGCTCCTATGCAGCAGGTTGGCGTAACCAGGCCAGACGAGATTGAATGGATGGAGCCGCCCCCAGGCAATCCGCGTGAGGCGCTGGAGGTTATCCAAAACATTAAGAATGATTGCGACGAATACTTTGGCCGTACTAGCGAGCTTGTGCCTCCGGCCAAGAGCCAAGTCCGGCAGCAAAACATGGTTGATGCTGACCTGGCCTTTTGGGTCCAGGTGTTTAAGCAGGTTGATGCTTTAATGCTCCAATATATGGGCGAGGAGAATCTGATGCGTATTAGCGGCGCTCCTGGTGGCGCTGGTGACTTCTCAGAGATTCAACGCCAGCATGACTGGAAATTGCGCTTTGATGTTCGTGAGCTTGATACTGAGTTCATGGGCAAGAAGCTGGAATACTTCACGCAGTTCGTTCTGAACGCTGACAGAGCCGGTGTGGTCGATATGGCGGCCGTTGTCGAGTTGATGGCCAACATGGTTGACCCGACAATCCGCAGAGCCGTAGTGACCAGCCCACAAGCCGCCAACCAAAAGATGTACGAGCGGACGCTGACCGACATCATTGCGATGGCTCAAGGCAACGAAGTGCCTTATGTGGAGTCTGACCCGACAGCCGAACGCCAATTGCAATACGCCCAGCAGATAATTGCATCTAACCCGAAATACCAAGAGCAACTCCAGGGCGATGAGCGCTTTGGTGAGCTAATGCAGAAGTGGATGCAGAACAGAGAGCAATCTGTAATGCAGCGCCAGAACAGCATGATTGGTCGCCTGGGTGTTGCCCCAAGCTCAGCCGCTACATACTAAAATGGATAAATCAGCGCTCACTACATTAACGGATAAACACCCTGTTTACCTGGAGCTCCGTCAGATGCTTGATGACGGCAAAGAACACGCAATAGGATTATTATCAAATCCATCCTTATCAGCAGAAGAAAGACACTTCTATGCGGGGGCTCTGCATAACATCACAGAGCTATCCCATGCGATTGAGGAAGCCAGGCAAACCTCTGAGCCTAAGTAAATAGACTTCCATTGGCCACGATTGGCCGCCTTCCAAATTCGACATGTTGCCACTTGTCCGTAGGACAAGTCATATAGGTACAGCCCTACTGCGCGGGCTTAAAATTTGCGCTGGCTAAGGCTACTTGCGGGCCATAACGCATGGTAAATATGTCAGATAAAGCCGATGGGGAAGCGGCCACCCCGAATGAAACCGCGGAGCTAGAGAGTAACATTTCCGATATTATCGGGGAGGTTATCTCTGAAGAGAGTGAAGCTGCTGTTGAGCAATCAGCAGAAGCGGATGTCCCTTCAGAGCCTGTTCTTTCTCAAGATGAAAATGCTACCCCCGAAACGGGGGACGCCAAGGAGGAAAGTGGAGACGGCGATTTGTCGCCGGACATCCAACGTGCAATCGACAAGCGTATTGCCAAGGCTGTTGCCAAACAAAAAGCTGCCGAAGAGGCCAGCAGTGAGGCGCAGTCCACTATTGACGAGCTCCAGTCCCAACTAGAGGAGGCCCGCAATCAACCTGGGTTGAAAGCGGACAAGCCTAGCAAGGGGCCAATTCAGAAGGCCAAGAATCTGAATGAGCTTGATAGTGAAGCGCAACGCGCAGAGCAGGTCCTTGATTGGTCCGATGACATGCTAATGCAACTAAAGTCTGAACCTGAAAAGGTTGCAGACGAACTAAAAAAGCAGAAGGTCGAATTGCGCGACGAATACGGTGAGGAGGACTATTCATCTGAGAAGATGGATGTTTTCTTATCAAAGCTACGGAGAAACGCTGACCGCACATTGAGGCGGGAAGTACCGGAGCGGCGCGACTACCTGGAACAGAAGGAGCAATCCGAAGCCAGGCTAAAGGATATTTTCCCTCATTATGAGGATGAAAATTCCCAGTTCTATCAAGACACGGTGGACGTAATGAATACGTTGCCGGAGATTGAGCGCTTACCTCACCACAAGACTGCGGCCGGTGTATTCGCACTGGGGCTTCAGCAACTGCGTCAAATTGAAGCAGAGCAAAAAGCCAACCGCAATCGGAGTGATTCACTTCCACCACAGCAACCAGGCGCACCGGCCGCGGCTCCAGCAGTGGAGAACAACGCTGGCAGCGATGAAAGCAATGGCGCATTGAAGTCTTGGGCCGAAACAGGTGATGAGGGGGAATTTGATAAATTCATTGAAACACTTGTATAAAGGAGAAATTGAGTCATGGCTATGACCCTAGAACGCTCGCAAGTAGGTAAACGTGAATGGCTGTCTGATTATATCACCATAACGGACGCCAAGGAAAAGCCTTTGCTTGCGATGATTAAAAAAGGTGAACGTGTTGTTAACACGCTTCACAGATGGCAAGCGGATGCGTATGAGGACCCGGCAACGGGTGGTATCGTGGACGGAGTTGATATTACTGATTCCGATTACGAGAACGCAGCCGCCAACCGTAAGGAACTGAAGGTCTACTGTCAGAAATCCCGCCGTAGCGCGAAGGTTTCTGAGATGGCCGAGGACATCAGCCGCGTGGCCGGTGCGAGTGAGGGCGAGTTTTCGCGCTCGATTCGCAAGAAGCTCGAAGAGCTTGGCCGTGACATTGAAGCTACCCTATGTAGCGACAATGACACTGTTGCGGATGATGGCTCTGATGCCTACAAAACCCGCGGCTTAGGAAGTTGGATTCAAAACGGCGCTCAAAGCACGTTCCCTGTTGACAGCGACTTCC